TAACTCAGAAACAATAATGTCAATTAACATTACTTGGTCACGAGTACAATCAGAAACTTTCTTTCCTTTTCCAAGATGTCTATCAACAATTTCAGTAATGCGAGGAGCATAATAATTTGCATCTTTATCTACATAAAGCGCAGTTATTTTCTGGAATTCTTCCATTAAAGCATCAAAGTCAAGGTTTGAAGTGGTATCAAGATGGACATTTTCTCTGGTATCTGTGATATATTCACTACCATCTTCCGCAGCCTGTTTATCAATAGCTTCACAAATAGCATTAACTAAATTCTGATAAGAGAATTCAATATGCTCAGGAGTATATTTAAAACGAGAACCTGCGTCGAAACGAGGAGTTCCTCTCATAAAGAGAAAAGTTTTATCTCCGTTTTCAGTTTCAACTACTCTTGAATATCCGATAATATCGCACATTCTTGTACAAATCAAACGAGGTTTGTTGCCAAGAGTAGGAACAATTTTGTTATATTCTGTTCCATCTTCATTTTGGAAAGTTTTGTCTTGGGCATGAGAAATAATAACTAATCCATAACCAAGTTGCACAATCTGACGAAGTTTAGCGTCAAATTCTTTTCCTGCTTTTGTAAAGCCCTGTCCAAAAGGAACTTTATTAATAGCGTCGACACCTTCAACATTACAAATATATTGTTCACAATATTCATAAGCAATATCGGCAGTATCAATAACAACTGTTTCAAATCTTGCTTTAACTTCTTCGCTTTTTAATTCACGAAGATATTTCAAGAATTCAGACCAGTTATTAATTGGCTGAGCCATAACACCAGGTAATGCAGAATAACCTTTTTCAAAGGCTAGTAAAAGAGAATTTGGAAATTTACTAGCGATAGTTGTTTTTCCACTTTTAGGTTCTCCATAGAAAAGAACGCTATATCCTCTTAAATCGCGAGAGACCTTATGGGGTTGTAAATCTAAAAGACTCATTAATTCTTCCTCCTTATTGTTTTAGAATGGTTGGGTAACTTTCAATTAAAAATTGAAAGTTACTCCAGCAGCACCCTTAGCAACAGGAGCAGCACCAGTAGTTGCAGCACCAGAAGTCTTAGCGCGTGCTTCTGTACTTGCCTTTAAAGAAGCAAGCATAACTTCACGAGCCGCAAGAGCTTCCTGAACTTCAGCCACAGTAAGAACTCCTTCATCACCAAAAGCATAAGGTTCTTTGTTTGTTCCAGTTACAACAAACTTTCTACGAGTATTTGTGTACTCAACAGTTTTGTCATCACCGAAAGCAGATTCTTCTGTTTTGGTTGTAGTAGTTGTCTGAGTAAGCATATTACCCCAAACTTTTGTGAAAGTGTTCTGGTCAAGGTCTTGGAAATATTTTACGCCACCAGCGTTTTCAACGACGAATTTAACAGGCATAGCCTTATTAGCAAAATCAAAAATAATGCCATTAAGAACAAGCGCACCGGTAGGTTCCATGTCTCCATCTTCATTCTTCTGCATTTCATCAGTAGTAGATGTAATAAGCATATCTACATCAAAAGTGGCAGAAGGATTAATATTGTCAGAAACGATATGGATAAAACCACCAAAGTTGCGAAGAGAACTAATAAGTTCTCCATCGGGGCGATACCAATCGTTTAGAGAAAGCGCAGAATCGATACGAACTTTAATAGCCGCATCGGCGCCATTCTTTACAACAGTTGGTGCTGAAACGAGTTCCATAGCAGTCTTAAACTTGCTATTCTGTGCGCCCTTAGAAGTAAGTGCTCCTTCGTAAATATCAACAGAGATAATGTTATCTGTATCAACCATAACACTAATCTTACCATTGACATACTGCATACCAGGATTCTTAGCGGTATCTCCTGCGACTTTTGCTTCTAATGTGCTTTCGTAGAGGATTCCCTCAACATGGGATTTGTTAATCATTTTCTTCATAAATAGTCTCCTTTATTTTAGTATTTATTTTCATTTAATGGTTTTATTTTAGAATTATTATTGTAAAGTTATTACCCATTAAAGGAAACTGCTTCACCTTTGTCAGTTAATGTATAAGTAATAGGAGTTTCTCCAATTTTCTCAACATAACCATCTGTGACAAGTTTGCGGATTGCGCCACTTACAGAACGAGAAGAAATAAAAAGACCATCCGCGATGTCTTTAGCTTTAAATAAGTTATTTCTTGCTTCTTTATTCTGTTGCATAAAGATAAGAATGTTTTTACCATTATCAGTAAAATCAACCTTTTCTTTTTCTTTTGAAGCTTTTAATCCCTCAAAATAAGTCATTGCATCTTCATAACTAAATTCTGAATTTGATTCGATTAAAGGCTGTATCATAGAGTCAATATCTAATTCCAATATTGCATCTATCATAACAATAAAACTTTGTTTCTTTGTCATAATAAAACTCCTTGTATAATTTTTATCTTACCTTATAATACATTATAACATTTTTTTTTGAGTTTGTCTAGTGAAATGAAAATTGGGACTTGATTTCTCAAGTCCCAATCAAATTACTCAGCAACTTCAGCAGTTGGGTCGTAAGCCTGACCCTCAGCAGTCAACTTAAGGAACTTGACGGCCTTATGAGTACCATCATCAAGCTCAATCTCAGCAGTTACACGCTCACCAAGGTTCTTCTTTACGAATGAATTGAAAGTACCTGTAATAGAATTTACCGCAAGACCAGTTGCCTCTGCAACATCATGAACAGTAACGTCTGCACCCTCGATTCCCTGAAGATAAGTTAAAACTTTCTTTGCATTTTCAGACATAGCAGCCATTGTAAAAATCCTCCTAAATAATTATAAATATTTTTTTGTATGATTAAAGGAATTCTTTTTCCTTTAATAACTTATTGATTACTTAATTATTATAAACTATTTTTTTAAAAACGTCAAATATTTTAGTAATCTTTTTGACTTCCAGAGATTTCGTTTATCTCTATATATATTATAAACTATTTTTTTCTAAATGTCAAAATAGTTTATAATCTACTTTTTAAGATTTCCCTTATCTCTATATATATTATATACTATTTTTTTTTACTTGTCCAATTTAATTAAAAACTGATTCAAAAGTACAAGATGTTGGTTTCTTATCATCTCTAAAGCGCATAAAACGTGGATGTCTAAGCGCACTTTCTGTCTTGCGCATACATTCGCATTCAATTACTCTATTAAGATATTTTTCTGGATTTCGAGCAAAGTCAGCACGAAGTTCATCATTAAGTCCAGAAGAAACTGTGCCAATTTCAATTAATTTTTCATCTTTATAGACACCAATCCTAATAGATGTTTTCCATCCATAATAATATCCTTTTGTAACAGGAATGGTTCTAAAATTTATGCCCCTAATATGGTGAGGTTTTCCGACTTCACATCTTTCTTCAAAAACATATTGACCATTTGGAAAATTTATATCTTTTTGAACTATCCAATAAGGCCAAGTTTCTTCCTCTGTCCCTTCATAATTCATAGTAGCATCTTCAAAACCAATACAAACAACATCCGCGGTATCTACTTCTTTAAATTTAATCATGCTCCAAGCAGGTCTTTTACCTTCTGCGTATGGAGCTGTTTTTAATTTAAGAACAGTACCTTCTTCTCCCTTGGCCAAGGCCGCACAACCAAAAGCATAAATATCTTCCTCAATAATTTCAGCCAATTCAATTTCATCTGTAAGAATATTATAATATTCAGTAGCAGTTTTTAGAATAGTATATCTATCATATGCTCCTACATTAACAAATTCTTGCCCATTCATTCTTAGAATATCATGAAGATAAAAATGAATATTTCCTTTTTCCTTTTGTCGTGCAACTGCTTTGGGTGCCGCACACCCCATAATTGTTCTTACTTCATTTGTGGTTTGCCCTGGATAATAAATTTCTCCTATAACTACTGTATCATTTGGTAAAGCATCTAGAGCAGCTTTGATATGTGGAACTTTATCAATACATTCGACAGGCAAACCCGTTTTTGTGCTTTCTCCTCTTGAAAAAAGATAGCAAGTTCCATCAATACTCTTATTAAAAGAATACCAATTTCCATCTTTTTTAATTTGAGCAAAATAATCTCCACTATTAGAGACTTCTTCCATTTTATCTTTTTTGTTTTTAGGTAGACTCCACACTTCCATTGCTTCATAAAGAGCAACGCCTGGATAATATTTATCTACCAACTCTTGTGCATACATAATATATCTCCTCAATATAACAAATTTTATAGCATTTAAGTTATAACATTAATCGTAGCAAAAATAAGTATAAGTTCCACTATATTCATTATAGAACTTTTTATATACCTCTCCTTGCTTAAATTCAGCTTGAAAGATTACTGTTTCTGGACAGGTTACTTTTCCATCTAAAACTAATTTAGCATTATCATAGCATCTTT